GGCTGAGGGGCCGGAAGCGATCACCCTCACCACCAGGGCATCCCACATCGAGAGATTGATTGAACTGGTCGCGAGCGCCGAAGAGGCCCTCGCGAAAGCATAGGCGGGCGTAAAGCCCACGGCGAGCGCCCGCCGGTCCAACGGCGCGCACAACGGAGGATCTCGACATGTAGCCCAGCCCCAAGGGCAGATCGCCAACATGCGGTCGAGCCTGCACCCAACCGCTTTCACATAAGGCGGTGCATGTAAGTGGAGACAGGGCGCTTGGCGGCGCCCTTCTCTTTCCTGGCACAGCCAGGGCCTATCGAAGAGTGATCTGCGCTGCTGTGGCGCATCTGTGAACCCGTAAACGGCCCATCGCGAGGGCGTGAAGGGTTGCGTAGACACGATCGAGGCATAAGCGGTGTGCACGCCGCTGTAGTAGTAGCCGTGTCGATGCTTAGCGCGCCAGCCAGAGGCTGGAGGTAGCTCAAGTAGAGCCGGCAGCGCAGATCACTTTCATACCCTACCCCTCTTAGCCCGGCAAGTCCGGGCATTTTTTCGCCTGTATGACGACAGCGAGACAGGACGCTGCCGCATGCACGCGCATGGAGAAGAACATGATTGATCCAAGAGCGTACAGCGAAAACCGCATCATCGCTCCTGAGCCGCTACCACACGTAAGCAGGAAGGCTTTGAAACGAGTTACCCATGCTCTCCCAATTCCAACCGTTTGCCCGTACTGCGGAAGCGATGTTGACCTTGTGAACAACAGCGAAATCTATCGCGGCAAGTCATACGGAGATTGGCCATACGCCTACCGTTGTGCGAATTTCAATGGCGACTGCGATTCCTTCGTTGGCCTTCACCCTGATACAGACCTTCCTCTCGGTACGCTCGCAGACAAACCGCTACGCGAAGCCAGAAACCGCTGCAAGCGCCCATTCGAACGCATCTGGCGCGACAAGTTGATGAAGAGAACCCAGGCATATGAATGGCTAGCTGAGCAACTAAAAATTCCAAAAGAGCAATGCCACTTCGGGCTGTTCAATATCGCTCTTTGCGAGCGGGCAAAAAACATCTGCGATCAGTTTCTTGAAGCTACTTACACCGACCCATTGAGGTTCGGGTGAAGAGTGCGAGGTGAAACATGAACACCGCATTGAAATACGCCCAGTCGCTACATGACGACGCGACTCCTGACGATACCCCTCCCGCCGCTAACTCCGATGAGTTCTGCGACTGGGCAGAACACGCAGTCAACGATCTGCGGTGCGGCATGGACGTGAAGATCGAAACCATGCGCGAGCGCGTAGTGGTCTTCGCCAGCACTCTTACCGAACGGGTGCAGGCCGAACTGCTGAAACTCGTCCAGGCTGACGAAGAATGCTGGCTGGCTCAGATGTTCCAGGCCGCCGAAGACGAGTTCACCTCTACCGCCCGCGAGTGCGCGGCAAACCTTGAGCATCACCAGGGAATCACTGAACGCATCGCGCTCGGACTCCTGAAGCCGCACGCGGACCTGGTGCTGGAAATGATCGCAGAACAGAACATGGAGGATGCAGCATGAGCAAGCCAAAGTTGCAGTGCTACGGATGGGATTCTGTTCGTTTGTCTGGCTGCTCAATTGAACACCTACAGCAACTTCGTGAATTCGTTGAGTTGGAGCACAAGAACCCGCTGGATGCAAAGGGCCACCCATTAGAGGGAGGCCTTCCAACCATTCACATATTCAACAAGGCTGGCAGGAAGAAGCTCGAAGCCATCTCCTGGGCCTTTCGCTACAAGCGCGATGAGGTCAAAGCTTTCGACGCCATTGCAAAGGCCACCGGGGGTGACGTATGACCCTGCCGTCGATTGCGTATCTGCGCACAAGGCTCAGCTACGACAAAGAAACCGGGAGTCTTGTCTGGCTGCCAAGACCATCGTCAGATTTTACAAAAAAGCATCATTTCGCTTCGTGGGTATCCCGCTGTGAAGGAAAAGAAGCCGGGGTCATCGTCACCAAAAAGCGAAAAAAGTACCGCAGAATCGACATTTGCGGCCAGAAAATCTATGCGCACCGTATAGCTTGGGCAATTCACTACGGCGAGCATCCTGGCGAAGAGATTGACCATATAAACGGCGATTCTTTGGACAACTCAATAGCTAACCTTCGCCAAGTTTCTCATCAGGAAAACTGCAAGAACGTAAAGCTGCAAGCTGGATCACGCAGCGGTTATTGCGGGGTCAGTTGGCATGAAGAGACAGGCAAGTGGCGCGCCCGCGTCAAAATCAACGGGAAGGAACAGCACATAGGCCTGTTTGACGATCCTCAAGAGGCAGCAGAGCGCATCAAGACGCTGAGACAGGCTCTTGGATTCCACTCAAGCCACGGATCACTTCTCCGCACCCCCGAGCAGATCGCCGCCGAGGAGCGGGAGAAGGCCATCAGCGAGATGCTCGGTCTCTACAACAGCGGCTACTGGCCGATGACGAGTAAACAGTTCTGCGAAGTCCTGTTTGACGCCGCTACCGCCGCCAGGAGGAAGGGAAATGACAACCCCTATCAGTGATGAGCAGTTGGCGGAGATCGAGCGCGACATTTTGGCTCAAGCTCAAATCATGTCCGGCCAGTGCGAAGGCGGTGTATGGCTTCGCGGCGGTGACTGTCCTAAGTGCCAAGCAACACGCCATGATCGCTGCCAATTCCCTCTTTCTCAGAGCTACGCAATCCCCTCTAACGTAGAGGCTCTGATCGCCCGCCTGCGCGCTGCTGAGGCTGATGCTAAGCGCTATCGGTGGTTGCGGGACAAGTCGGCGGACGCAGACGGGGTCTATCCGATGGTGTCGCTTACCGATGACTGTGGCGATCAGGTGTCTAACTGGCTTTTCGGGAAGGCCGTAGACAAAGCCATTGATGAAGCCATGGAGCGCACGCCATGACCATCACCATAGACCTGAAAGAGGCCGCCCAAGTCCTGATCTTCGGCGGCTTTTTTGTGGGCGGTATCGGCGCTTTCGCCTGGGCATTCGTGGGGATGGTTACGCCATGAGCAGAAGTGGATATTGCGACGATTTGGACAACTGGTCTTTGATCTGCTGGCGGGGCGCGGTCAGCTCAGCAATTAAGGGCAAGCGTGGGCAGGCCTTCCTGATTGAGTTGCGCGAGGCTCTGGATGCTATGCCAGAAAAACGCCTTATCGCAGATGAGCTAGAGGCTGACGGCCAGTTCTGCGCCCTCGGCGTTCTCGGCGCCAGGCGCGGGATAGACATGAGCGGGATCGACCCGAATTGCCGAGAGACTGTAGCGGCGGCGTTCGACATCGCTCCTGCTCTGGCCGCTGAGATCGTTTTCGAGAACGACGAATACCCTGGCTCCTACCAGAGGCAGGACGATGGCTCGATGAAGTGGGGGCGCGAAACTCCAGAGAATCGCTGGTGGCGTATGCGTGCCTGGGTCGAATCGAACATCCAGGCGGCCATGCCATGAACCACCACCTCAAGCGAATCATGCTCTACACCAAGCGCACCCTGCTCGGCGCGATTGTTGCGATCCTGATCGTGTTCAAGGCAATCGATCTCGGCGGCGCAATCACTGGCGAAGTCACCGCAGAGCAACCAGCTACGCACCTGTCCGCAGCAGGCCGGTAATCCGGATAACTGCGGCTTCCCCAGCTGGCGGTGGGCGGCATGAAGAAAACACCCGCAGCAGCGGCTTCTAGCGCAACGCTATTCATCCCGCAGGGTGACGCTGCCGAGTGGCGCCGTAAGCGCCTTTCCCCTTCCCTTTCAATCTCTGCCCTCGGGCGGATCGGAGAAATCATGTCCGCAGAAACCCAACTGGTCGAAGTGCCGGCCAAAGAAACCGCCCTCCAAGTCTACTCGGCCGCCAATGGCCTTGACCCGTTCCTGGCCAAGATTCGCGAAGAGATCGACGGCTTCGTGCCAGACGTCACTACCCGCAAGGGCAGAGAGGCCATCGCCTCCATCGCCTACAAGGTAGCCCGCTCCAAGACGGCGCTGGACAACGTAGGTAAGGAACTGGTCGCCGAGCTGAAGGAAGTGCCGAAGAAGGTCGACGCCGAGCGTAAGCGCATGCGTGACCTGCTGGACTCCTGGCAGGCAGAGGTACGCCAGCCCCTAACGGAGTGGGAGCAGCGCGAGGAAATGCGCAAGGCCAAACACCAGGCCGGCATCGATCAGATCAACCTGCGCCTGGAATGCCGAGACCTAGATTCGACCGAGTTGAAAGCCAACATTGAATGGCTGGAAGGCCTATCCATTGGCGCAGACTGGGAAGAGTTCGAAACCGAGGCCGCCCGCACCAAGGATAAGGCCCTGGCCGCGCTGCGCGAAGCCCTCGTTGCACGCGAGAAGTATGAAGCCGAGCAGGCCGAGCTGGAGCGACTGCGCGCCGAAGCTGCTGCTCGCGAGCAGAAAGAGCGCGAGGAACGCATTGCCCGCGAAGCAGCCGAGGCCGAGCGCCTGGCAGCGGAACGACGCGCCCAGGAAGAACGCGAAGCCGCCGCTCGCCGAGAAACCGAGGCAAAGGCTGCCGCCGAGCGCAGGGAACTGGAACTGCGACTCGCTGCCGAGAAGGCGGAGCGCGAGAAGTTGGAAGCACAGCAGCGCGCCGAGCAAGCTGAGCGTGATGCACAGCGGCGCGCCGAAGAAGCCGCTGCCGCAGAGCGCCAACGGCAGGCAGACGAGCAGGCCAGGATCGAGCGCGAGGCAGCAGCCCGAGAAGCCGATAAGGCCCATAAGAAAGCCATCAACAACGAAGCCCTGGCAGCCCTTATCGCCGGCGGCATGCCCGAGGAATGCGCCAAGCAGGCGATCACACTGATCGCTCAGCGCAAGGTTCCTCATATCTCGATCAACTACTGAGGTTCACATGGGAACTGCACTAACACCGCTCCTGACGAAGTTCGCCACGCGCTACGAGATGGGTACCACGCCTGAAGAAGTGGCGAACACGCTCAAGCAGACCTGTTTCAAGGGCCAGGTCAATGATTCGCAGATGGTCGCCCTGCTGATCGTGGCAGACCAGTACAAGCTGAACCCCTTCACCAAGGAGTTGTACGCATTCCCCGACAAGAACAACGGCATCGTGCCGGTTGTTGGTGTGGATGGCTGGGCTCGGATCATCAACGAGAACCCACAGTTCGATGGCATGGAATTCTCAATGGACCAGCAGGGAACCGAATGCACCTGCAAGATCTATCGGAAGGACCGCAGCCATGCCATCAGCGCGACTGAGTACATGGCCGAGTGCAAGCGGAACACCCAGCCTTGGCAGTCCCATCCGCGCCGGATGCTTCGCCACAAGGCAATGATCCAGTGCGCACGCCTCGCGTTCGGGTTCGCCGGCATATACGACCAGGACGAGGCCGAGCGGATCGTTGAACGAGACGTCACTCCCGCAGAACAGTACGAGGACGTCAGCGAGGCGGTATGCCTGATCAAGGACTCCCCAACAATGGAAGACTTGCAGGCAGCATTCAGCAATGCCTGGAAAGCCTACAAGACAAAGGGCGCGCGCGACCAGCTTACGGCGGCCAAGGACCAGCGGAAGAAAGAACTTCTGGAGGCACCTATCGACGTTGAATTCGAGGAGACCGGCGATGATCGAGCAGCGTAGTGATGAATGGTTCGCGGCACGACTCGGCCGCGTGACCGCCAGCAAGGTCAAGGACGTAATGGCAAAGGGGCGCAGTGGCGCCCCTTCTGCTACCCGCCAGAACTACATGATGCAGCTCCTGTGCGAGCGCCTGACCGGCAAGCGCGAGGAAGGATTCACCAGCGCCGCAATGCAGCGTGGTACCGACCTGGAGCCGATTGCTCGCTCGGCCTACGAGTTCAATGCAGGCGTAATGACGATCGAAACAGGCCTTATCATCCATCCGCGAATCGATGGATTTGGCGCGTCGCCAGATGGCCTCGCGGGGGAGCATGGGCTCGTCGAGATTAAATGCCCGTCAACCGCAACCCACATCTACACGATGCAGTCGGGCAAGCACGACCCACAGTACGAGTGGCAGATGCTCGCCCAAATGTCATGCAGCGGCCGCGAGTGGGTCGACTTCGTGAGCTTCGATGATCGCCTGCCGGAAGAACTGCAATACGTCTGCTTCCGCTATCACCGCGACGAGGCACGCATCCGCGAGATGGAGGCTGAGGTTATGGCGTTCCTGGAAGAGCTGGCAGAGCTTGAACATCAGATGCGAGAGCGCATGAGGAAAGCAGCATGAGAACCGTACTCAAAGCCACATGCGGCAAGCACTCCAAGGAAATCCCGCTTGAGCAGATCACCCACTTCATCGCCGAGGATAAGTACGTCATTGCGTACTACCGGGAAGGCTTTCTGGTTCTGAGCGATGCGCTCAAGGCCCTGGAATCAGAGTTCTCCGCCGAGTTCATCCGCACCCACCGTAAGGCCCTGGTTCGCCGGTCTCTGATCAGCAGGTTCAAGCGCCGGCCAGACGACACCCAGGCCGGCGAAGTGCTGCTGCTCGGAACCGAGAACTGGATTCCAGTCAGCCGCAGCCACTCGGCACAGATCAAGTCGGCGATGAGTGCATGAGGGCCATGTCATGTACATCAAGAAAGACGTCATCGAGGTCATCAAGTACGCGGCGATGATGGCGGCCTGCTCTCGCCAGTCCTGGGGAATCTACCCCATGAACCAGGGCTACAAGGCCATGCCCTTCCGTGGCGACTATCACCGCGTCGTCGAAGTCTGCCATCCCTGACCGAACAAGAATAACCCCATGCACCAGCTAACAGCGCATCACCGCCCTGGCGGTGTGACGGTCACCGGCTGGCCCGAAGAAAGCCAGCTCATGACCCCAGACGACATTCTGCTATTCGCGAGAGCGGTGAGGCAGATAGCGATCAACCAGGCCCAGGGCGCCGAGGGCGTTCAGGTCTACCCGGAGGTGGATGATGGAAGTCAAGGCGAAGACCAAGCGTGACTCCGGCCTGCGCACAGCGGTGCTCCTTCTGAAGCGCGCAAACCGCTACGTCGGGGTCCACAACAGCATTGGCGCCATGGACCTCAGCACAGAGATTGTCGAATTCATCGCTGCTATTGAGCGGCAGGAGAAGGGATTGTGAGCAAGGAACTGAACAAGGCACCGGTAGAGCAGGCAGGCGGGGATGAGCTGGAGAAGTTCCTAGCCTGGGCCTGCAAGGAGTATGGAATTGAAGACAAGTATGATCTGAACGAAAACCACCACTCCATACGGGAAAACAAGAAGGGGTGGATGGCCCGCGCCGCCCTGGCGCAACCCTCCCCAGCGCAGGCTCAACCATCTCCGGCCCCAACCCTGCGTGCCGCCATTGATGTAGCCAACGACCGGTTCGAAGTGCCTGTAGCGAAGTGGGGGACCGACCTGGTAGGGGAAGAGGAGCGGCCGGAGGTAGCAGAAGTCGCGTTCGTCCTGCGCAACATCGGCGCTATGGACGCTGAAGACATCGACGGCGACAACGTTGATCTGCGCTTCGAGGATGCCGAAGGCCGCGATACAGGGTGCGACGTTTCCATCGTCGAGTACGCCGAGAAAGCCGCTGACCTATTCGAACAGCACGACCGCATCGTCGGGGAGCTGCGAGCGGAGAACGAGCGACTGGCGAACGACCGCGACCGAGCGAATCAATTCGCTAATGGCGCTGCCTTGGAAATTAATGCCGCCCTGGCCAGGGTCGAACAGCAAGAACGCACCATCGCCGGCATGAACGAGGCGCATGCGAAGTTGGCGGGTTTGTATGAAGCCGCCCAGGCTCAGCACAGCGTGCCGGAGGTGTCAGGGATCGGACGAGACTTCGCCTATCCGCGCTCCGTAGTTCTGTACCTGCGCACAGAGCCGACCGACGATGACCTGCGAGCCATCCATGATGGTCTGCGATCTCTCGCCGCCGCGCCCGGCAAGGAGGGGGTGTGATGGCTTTTCTCTACGCATCTGGCGATCCGCGCGGCGAACCGAAGCTGACGCTTGAACAAGACGAATTTGGAAAATGGG